GACTTGTCGAGGCATCGTAGTTATGCGTGTAAGACCTCGACTTGCGACCCCGCCCAAATTAAAAAAGAAGTAGGACCCAAAACGCCAGCGTGTGAGCTTACTTGCGACCCCACCCCACCCCGGATTTGTATATAGAGGGGTCCCAATCAGTCACGTATATGTTTGATTTACAAATAAATCAGTGCTAAATTCGTTTTCACTGCAAAAACGTAAAGGTGCAAAAAATTATAAAAAATTTTTTCAAATGCTAACCCCAGAACAAATAAACAATTTACCTCCTGATACTAGGAAAGAATATTTAAAAACAGCTTTGCTTCTAGACGAGAAGAAGAAAGAAAAAGACATAAGAGAAAACTTCTTGTCTTTTGTAAAATATATGTGGCCAGAGTTTATAGAAGGCGATCACCACAAAATTATGTCTGATAAATTTAATCGTGTTGCAAACGGTGAACTAAAACGAGTTATAATTAATATGGCACCTAGACATACAAAGTCAGAGTTTGCATCAAACTTTCTACCTGCATGGATGATTGGTAAACAACCTAATCTAAAAATAATCCAGGCCACGAACAACGCTGAGTTAGCCGTGAGATTTGGTCGTAAAGCCAAATCACTAATTGACACTGCAGAGTATCAAAAAATATTTAACACAAGACTGCGAGAGGACTCACAAGCCGCAGGTAAATGGGAGACGGAACAAGGTGGTGAATATTATGCAGCTGGTGTCGGAGGAAGTATCACGGGCCGTGGTGCGGATTTATTAATTATCGATGACCCACACTCGGAACAAGATGCGATGAACCCTGCATCGTTTGATCGTGTTTATGAATGGTATACATCAGGACCGCGACAACGTTTGCAACCTGGTGGTAGAATTATAGTCGTGATGACTAGATGGAATGTAGCTGACTTGACAGGAAAGTTAATAAAAGCACAAAAAGAACCAAAGGCAGACCAGTGGGAGGTAATTGAGTTTCCGGCAATCTTACCTTCGGGAAATCCAGTTTGGCCAGGATATTGGAAACTAGACGAATTAGAAGCTGTAAAAGCATCCGTAAGTATAACAAAATGGAATGCACAATACCAGCAAAATCCCACAGCCGAAGAAGGATCTATTATCAAAAGAGACTGGTGGAAGACGTGGGAGAAAGAAGAGCTGCCCCCTTTGATGCATGTCATACAATCCTACGATACGGCATTCTTGAAAAAAGAAACAGCTGACTACAGCGCCATAACCACGTGGGGCGTATTCCAGACCGAGGACAGCGGACCGCAGTTAATTTTAGTCGATATGGTCAAAGACCGATACGAGTTCCCCGAACTACGAAGAGTGGCCAAAGAACAGTACGATTATTGGAAACCCGAAACGGTGATCGTGGAAGCAAAGGCGTCAGGACTGCCATTAACCTACGAAATGCGCAAGTTAGGTATACCCGTTATTAACTTTACACCAAGCAAGGGAAATGATAAACATACTAGAGTAAACTCTGTAGCACCGTTATTCGAAGCGGGGCAAATCTGGGCACCAGATACAAAGTTTGCTGAAGAGGTTATAGAGGAGTGCGCTGCATTCCCACTTGGTGAACACGATGACTTAGTGGATAGCATGACTCAAGCCGTAATGCGATTTAGACAAGGTGGTTTCATAGATCATCCAGAAGACTACGAAGATGAACCGTTACCACAACAACGGAGGACATATTATTAATGGCAGCCAGAACAGCAATAGAGTTGTTAAAAATGCTAGCTACAAAAAGTGGCGTTAAAAATGTTTTTAGACAAAACTTAGACGACACGTTTGGCAAAGACGAAGTCAAAGAAGGTATTCGTATTATCACACAACGAGAACAAAATCCTGAACTAGCAAAAATGTTTTACAAAGCGGACGAGAGTCTAGAAGACGATCTCGTTAATTTGTTAGAGACACGTTATATGGGTAGCGAACGATTAATGGCTCACCCATTTAGTTTCAATAGACGTGGACCGGGGGCCGCGGACCGTTACAAGCAAATTAATGACAGTGGCATGAGACTAACTGATCTACCAGGTGGACCAGCTGATAAAAATTTATATGCAAAACATTTTGGTGAAATGAAAGACTCGACCGCTGGTGTTAGTGGCGAACGAGTTTATAAAAATACAAGACCTACAATACTTGATGAAGTACCTGCAGAAAAAGTTGATGATGTTATTGAAGGCAAACTAGTAGAAGATAGTTTGTACGACACATCTATAGCAGACATACCTCTAATCAATAGAATGATGAAAGAAACAGGTAAGACTGAAACAGAAATTAGAGAAGCAATCGTTGAGATGGCTAACGAAGGTTATGAGTCTGGTAGTTCTAAGTTAATGAGGATGAATGACGATGACAGGTTAAGAGCTTTTATAAGCAACAAACAAGCTGTGCCTAGAGAAACAGAAGAGTTTGTTGACGATATGTTTGAAAGATTAGATTACACAAAACCATTAGATACTGGGGATGATATACTTGCTAACATGAGAAAAATGGAAGCAGAAGTTACAGCTATGAAAGAAATAGCAGAAGCAGAACAGATGCAGTATGCGCAGGGCATGGATGCTTTTAGAAGAATGTTAGATGATGGCGAAGATCCAGGAGAAGCCTTAGAGTTTTTGAAAAATGTATTTAAGAGAACAGAGAATGCAGACGGCGGCCGTGTTGGTATGGCGCTAGGCGGAGCGGCTAAAGGTATTATGCAGGCAATTAAACTTGCAGCTAGAGGTATTAAACCATTTGGACAGAAACAAACTTACAAACAAAAAGTAACAAGCAAAGGTGTGAGCAAAGAACAGTTTGACGAAATATTTGAAAAACAACTTAACAAAGTTCCTGACGAAGTTTCTGATGAAGCAACCGGCAGAGGTTTATATCAAAGTTTATTAGAAGCAGAGGCTGTAATAACAGGTCAGAAACTTGGATTACTTACACAAGCGCAAAGAACAAAAATTGCAAAAGCTATGACAGAAAAAGTTTCTAAACAAATTTATGACAATCCTGTTTCTGGTTTAAACAATGATTATCTAGAATACATGGATGATGCTATTGGAAGAATGGATGCCATACTTGAGATAGAAAAACTAGGCGGGGACCTAACACCAAAACCAATTTATGATGGCAAAGAAATAATTGCAGCTGGAATAGATTTTAGTCAATTAGATAAATTAGGGAAAAAAACAAATAACGTCATTCCATTCAAACCAAGAGAGAAAAAATATTCTGGTGGTATAGCAGGAATACTAAGACAACTTTTAAGAAGATCAGGGATGAGTGCGCCCGATAAAGTTGCAGATAAAAAACAAATACAGAATGTAATTAGAGATCCAAATACAGAACTTGAAAGAAGATATGTTGAGGGTTTTGATGGCACACCGCCTACACCAGCAAACAGAATGACGATCGATGAGATTAGAGACATGGTGCAGAAAGATCCAAGGTATGACAAACTAACTGCAAAACAAATGGATGAAGTTATAATAAAAGAAACTATCCGTGCAGACTTTGCATATAACATGGGGATGAAAGCAGAAGATGTAGGAGACGATATTGTAGAGATGTTATACAGAGAAAGGTATCAGAACAGATTTGGATTTATTCAAGGTGGTATTGTTAATACTCTTGCAGCTCCAAATGCTACACAAGCACAACAAAATGCAATGACTAACCAAGACCTTTTTGCAAAAATTAATAGCCCTTATACGCAGGAGGTAATGCGAGCAAATCAAGAAGCAATGGCAAACCCAATGCGCTATCAACTAATGGAGCAGTATATGAACTCACCAGCTTTTAAAGAAGCACAAGAACGCAGTCAACAATTTCAGTTAAGACAGAACGAAGCAAATCACGCTATGAGAATGGGATATATGAGAGCTGAACAGGGACTGGCTGACACATATGCCGGCATGGATGACTTTCAACAGGTTGGTATAGGTTTAGATAAAAAAATGGAAAATCTAGGAAGAGTGTTGGGAATGGGCCAACAGAAGATACAACAGCAGATAGCACAAGCAAATCCTAATCAACCACAAACTGGTCTTCAATCTCAAAATGTGTTAAACATAGGGGGCCTAGGAAATTTATTCGGACTAAGGAGTTAATATGGCAATAGACAAAAACATACCTGATCAAGGAATTGATGAAGCTAAACTAGAAAAAGAAGTGTTTAGCGAAGAGGTAGAATTAGAGGCACAAGAGCCAGAAGAAGCACCAAACGTAGAAATGTTTGAGGATGGTGGAGCTGTGGTTAATTTTGGAGAACCTCAACAACCACAAATGCAGCAAGGACACATGGCAAATCTAGCAGAAGAGCTAGAAGACGATATTCTTAACGATATTTCCGACGAAGTTATAAAAAACTTTGAGGATTGCAGAGCATCTAGATCAGACTGGGAACAAACTTACGTTAACGGACTTGATCTACTTGGTTTTAAATACGAGGATAGAACAGAACCTTTCCAAGGCAGTAGTGGAGCCACTCACCCAGTACTTGCTGAAGCTGTAACACAATTCCAAGCTCTCGCTTATAAAGAGTTAATGCCAGCAGGCGGTCCTGTAAGAACACAAATTATAGGACTGGAAACACCCGACAAGGTAAAACAATCACAGCGTGTAAAAGAGTTTATGAACTATCAGCTTATGATTGAGATGAAAGAGTACGAACCTGAGTTTGATCAGATGCTTTTCAACCTACCTTTGTCAGGATCGACGTTTAAAAAAGTTTATTATGATGCAGTTCTTGGTCGTTGTGTGTCAAAATTTGTTCCAGCGGAAGATTTATACGTTCCATACACTTCTACATCGCTAGATGACACAGATTGCATCATTCACAAGGTCAAAATGACAAAAAATGACCTAATTCAGAACCAATTAGCGGGTTTATATCGAGATATTGACCTAGAAGGCAACGAAAATTACGAAAATGATCAAATTACAGAGAAAAAAGACGAATTATCGGGCGTAGACCCTAAAAATGATGATGTTTACACCATTTTAGAGGCCCACATGCACCTAGAAATCGAAGGTTTAGAGGATATTGACCCTAAAACCGGCGAATCTACAGGCATAAAGTTTCCTTACATCGTAACTTTGGACGAAGGTTCAGGGAAAATTCTTAGCATCACTAAAAACTGGGATGAACAAGACCAGTTAAAGAGGCGCAAAGATTATTTCGTCCACTTTAAATTTCTACCAGGACTCGGGTTCTATGGATTTGGCTTAATTCACATGATCGGTGGTCTGTCACGAACTGCAACAGCAGCTTTGAGACAATTATTAGACGCCGGCACCTTGTCAAACTTACCAGCCGGATTCAAGATGCGAGGCATCCGCGTCAGAGACGAAGCTCAACCGTTGCAGCCGGGCGAGTTCCGTGACGTTGATGCACCTGGTGGAAGATTAGACGATGCATTTAAGATTTTACCGTTTAAAGGTCCGGACAACACACTATTACAACTTATGGGTGTGGTTGTTTCTGCAGGACAACGTTTCGCGAGCATTGCTGACTTACAAGTTGGTGATGGCAATCAATCAGCGGCTGTTGGTACAACAGTTGCGCTCTTGGAACGTGGATCGCGGGTTATGTCTGCTATTCACAAAAGAATTTATGCAGCAATGAAGAATGAATTTGGATTATTAGAAAAAGTTTTTGTAACTTTCTTACCACCGTTCTATCCATACGATGTTGTAGGTGGACAAAACCAAATTTACAAAACTGACTTTGATCAGAAGGTAGATATTATTCCTGTTGCTGATCCAAACATCTTTTCACAAACACAACGTATTGCGATTGCACAAAGTGAGTTACAAATTGCAATGTCAAACCCACAATTGCACAATGTGTACCATGCGTACAGACATTTGTACGAAGCGTTGGGTGTAAAAGACGTAGACCTAGTTTTACCACCGCCACCAGTGCCACAAGCAATGGATCCCAGTACAGAAAACGTATTAGCGTTGAATGGTAAAAAGATACAAGCTTTTCCAAAACAAGATCACCAAGCACACATGAAAGCGCACTTATTGTTTATGGGTACAACTGTTTGTAGGAACAATCCGCAAGCATTAGGTATCTTACAACAGAATTGTATGGAACATATTAATCTTATGTCACAGGAGCAAGTTGAAATGGAGTTTGTTGAAGATATTGCAAAGGTCAATCAAATGCAGCAAGCTATGCAACCTATTGTACAGCAGATGCAGCAAAACCCACAGATGCAACCACCTCAGCAGTTACAGCAATTGCAACAGATGGAAGCACAATTAAAAATACAAATGGAAGCTCGCAAAGCTGTATTAATTTCTGAGTTTATGGAAGACTATTCTAAAGCAGAAAAAGAAACTTTAAATCAAGTAGAAAATGATCCATTATTAAAATTAAAAGACAGAGAATTAGACATCAAAGCAAGAGAAGAACAAGGTCGTAGAGAAGAAAACGAAGAAAAATTAAATCTTGAAAGAGCTAAGATGCTACAAGCTAAAAATACAGCAGAAGATAAGCTAGAACAAAATGACGAACATGCTAAGCTAAGAGCAGCTGTATCTTTAGCAAAAGACGGCATAAAAGAAATGAAAGCTAACGTGGTAACAGGGGATAATTAATGGCAAACGACTACACTAACAGATTTGGACAAGGAATGATGCCTGTATTTGACATTAATCCAGGTGCAACCACTCCTTTAGATGTAGGAGCTGATGCAGCCGCTACTGAAGCTGCATATTTAGATGCGATAGCTGAACGTAACGCTACTAATAAATCAAACATTGCAGCTTTCAATACAGGTATAGAAAGTCTTAAAGATCTAATGTCAGACGAAGATCAAGAGGAAGAAGCATTACAAGACATGATAACTAGTGCAGTAGTACCTGAGTTAAATTATAGGGTGCTTAGTGATGAAGACACGGGTAAGTTTGAAAGTGGTCAAACATTTACGGAAGATCTTACTCAATCAGCAGCTGATTTTTTAGATTTAAATCCAAAAGGAAGAGAAATTTTAGGAAATGTTATTGAAGCACCTGGAGAAGGTGTTGATTTTTTTGTAGATGAGTTTGAAAGCGGATATAATCCAGAAGAAAGAAACAGTGCTTTAGCTGTAAC